GGAAATGCTTGTGTTTCTTGTACAAAATCATCAAGCCAATGTGCTGATTGTGGTAAGAATACTCTACCTCCTTCTATCATAGGAGTAACTGAATTTACTCTAGCAACTTTATCTTGTGTTACTTTATAAGGTAATACTGATACACCAGATTGGTTTTTAAGTTCCTGAACTAATGATTGTCCACTTGCTTTATCCTCAACATAAACACCCCTCAAACCTTTACCTCTCCATTTTGTATTTGTCATAATACAATTTCTTTTTAACTCAGGAAAATCCCACTTCTTTCTAATGACATCTATGATGTATATATCACCTTGTTTATCAATACCCATTACCATCAATACAGAATAATCTGATTGTTCTGTTTTTTTGAATGCAGTATCTGCCGCAATTATTATTGACATATATTCTGTTTCAGAAGGGTTGTACTGCTTCCACCAAGATGATTTAATTAAATTACCACCTTTGATGAAAGGTGATTGTTGATACAAAGATGCAAACTCACGTGGATCTAATTTTTTTCTTTTATGTAATTCTTCTAGCGGAAATCTTTCTTCCCATAATGCTACCTCTTTTGGCTCGGTATAATATCGTTTCCCCGGTGCAACAGTACTTAGCATACCGGGTGCTACGTGCCGTGGGTCGTCAGGAGGTAGGTCTGTTACTGATTTCTTTTCACCACCGATCTCTTTAATAGCAGGAAAGTTTATATGTTCCCATTCACCATACTTCCAATCAGGAGTTTCCATAAGTCTTCCTGCAACATCATCAGGATGCCAACGAGTTAATATTACTATCTCTAATGGTTTTCTTCCATTTGGTTCTGGTTGTTTACGTGTTGTTAATGCTGATACATAGTAAGACCAAGTCTTGTTTCTTTGAGTAGCACTATCAGCTTCTTCTCTAGCTTTTATTGGGTCATCTAATATTAATAAAGTTGCGGCACGACCAGTTGTAGAACCACCAATACCAGTAGCATAATAAGTTCCATTCATTGAAGTTCGCCAATCATCTACTGCTCTACTTTCATCTGACATTTTAAAATCAGAAAAAGCTTGTCCAACAAAAGGCTCTCTTGCTAGGTCTCTTACTTGTCTACCAAATGTTTTTGCTAAGTCTTGATTGTATGAAGTAGACAAAACATTACGTACTGGATTTTTACAAAGGTAATAAACTGGAAAATGTATTGTAGCTAAAAATGATTTAGCGTGTCTTGGTGGCATAGTTATTAAAAGTTTATTTTTACCAAGAGTTCCTTTTTCTAAAGCATCAAGTTTTTTCATTAACTCTATTTGAAAGTCTGCAAACTTTAAATCAGGATTTAATAATTTTACAAAATCAATAAAATTTTCTTGAGCTTTTTTTAATTTAAGCAGTCTTTTTACTGCATCTATTTTTGTAACAGACATTATGCACGTTTTGTTTTCTTAGATTTTTTTAGTTTCTTAAAATCTGCACCAGTAATTTTTTTTCTTGGGGGTGCAACTGCCGCTAGTTTCTTTTGTTTACTACTATATTTTTTATATGGCATATTATGTTCTCCTTTTCTTTTTAAATGTGGCTACATTTTTAGGCTTTGGACCACTATTATTTGCCCTTCTTTTACGTGAAACTGCACTTCTTTTTTGACTTGCAGTCATCGATCTGGCTTTAGAAAGGGGTACACACTTAGGATATTTACGTCCATCACCCTTCTTTCTACCGCAGGGTTGATACTTACCATTCTTTTTTGGTGCTCCAATATCCACCCATTTCTCTTTTACCCACTTACGTAAACTCATTTCTTCTTCACTTTGACTTTAGATGGTTTCTTTTTAGTGTTAATAGGTACTTTTTTATTACCACTACAACCACTTTTCATATGTGCCATGTCTTCTCCTATCTTTTTTTACGTCTTTTTGTTGATTTCTTTTTACCTTTTTTACCACCGGGTGTTATTTTACCTGAACACACAGCGGATGCGTACATATTTGCATAAGCACTTGGGTAAACCTTAAACTTTCTCTTAGCCGCCGCCTTACCTCTTGCACATAGTTTTGCCATATAACCTCCTTACCAAGCTTTGCACGACCAATAACGTGCTTTGGTCTTAGGACCGGGGTTAGCACAATTATGTCTGGCTCTAAATGACTTCCTTCTTGCAGGAATGTTCTTTTTTATTTTCATATTTGGGTCCCCGAACCGAACTATCTTAATTCTAGCTCCGTCTGAAACACAAACTGCGGATTTCTTTTTACCACCCGGAGTTCTAAAGGGTTTATTAAGTGATTTACCTTTACAAGGTCCACTAGCTTTCCTTTTCGCCACTATTTTCTCCTTGTTTATTACTATCTTCTATATGTTCTATCACATCTTCACCCCCTTCGTCTGCCTTTCGTGCTATTTCTTCTAGTTCTTGTATAGTTAGTTGGTCTACGTTCTTGTGTTCAACAGAATGTTCGTTAAAACTGTGGTGTAAATCTGGCATAACTTTGTTCAGCATAACACTAAACAATCTAACTTGTTGGTTAGACCAGTTCTTATTTCCTTTTAATACTTCTCTTACCTTTGGAATGTTGTTTCTTACAACATCTAGTACTGATCTACGTACACGATCCACTTCAATAGGAGTAACTGGTGGCAAACTACCAGTCGATTTAGTTGGATTAGCATTTTTTCTGACGTTAGGCATAACTTATTATAACCCTAGTTTCAAAAATTGGTAGAAAATATATTTTTACACACGATGACACACACGAATGCGATCGGCGGGACGACCCCTACCGCCCCCAACCAAAAGTTTGACACAAAGTGTTACACGTGTGTGCACAACGTATTGATTTTACAAGGTTTTTTTGTCCTCTTTAGGGACTTTTTGACCTTGTTTTCAAACTATCGTTTGAAGTAGCCAAAATATTGGGGTTCCTAAAGGAAAATCCAATCATTCCAAGGGTTTAGCAAAATGGTCGTCCTTCCTCTAAAGAGGAAAAGGAGTAATACTAGGGGCAGTTCGATTGTTTGGTTCAATCGGATTGATTAATAACAACCACGTAACACACAAGGAGCGTAATATGACAACCAAACCAAAGACAAGCGTACACACGCTTACAGACAGCAACGGCAAATCGATCAAAATCACACAGGCACTCGTTGCGGATATTTTCGCAGACGTAACCAAAAACATCGCAAATGCCGTCTTTGCGAAAGCAGAGATCACACGTAGGCTCACGAACAACCTTGCGAGAGGTAAGGCACGTGGGGCAGAGAAATGCAGAAAGAACCTTGCGAAATTGGATGCAATGGTCAATCCGCAGACACCTGAACCCGTACAGACGTTCGTGACACCGAAGTCGTACGCACGTATGACCAAGGCTCAGTTGATTGCATTGTTGCAAAGCAAGTAATCACGTACGCAATCGAACCCTCACATCCGCTTGGGTGTGGGGGTTTTTTTTTGGTCAAAACTTTTACGAGTTTGATCACATAACCACAACCATAAACACGAAAGAGGAAAATATGACGTTTAACTTCACGAAACCACAAGAAATTTCGCAGAACTACGGCGATACAAACGTAGACGACATCTGTTTCACGCTGTCAAAAGTTCTCGAAGATCAACCCAAAATGGACACTGATTTGCGATGTGAGATCGAAAGTTTAATCGCTTTGCTTGACAGCGATACGTATGAACTTGTCCGAGTTAAATCAATCCATTCACGACCAATCACATAATGAGTTTACATTTGTCTCATATGTGGTACATTAATACAAACCCTTACAAGGAGCAAATATGAAAAAGAAAGACCCATTCAAGATCGAGGGATTTATTACAGACGAAAATGGTATTCCTCGCATCAAGATTGATAAAAATGGCGATATGCACAACCATTGGGTTGAGCGTGTCAAAGACCATAATGGAGATAGTCACGATGTATACAAGCTTGGACTACTCAACAAAAAAGTCCCACAAGAGTATGATTGGGATGTGAACCCACCGCAGAAAATTTACTTCAGCAGAACCATTGATCTCGTTTTGGGTGTTATCCTTTGCGGAGCCATAGGAACTTTACTCGCAATGGTATTACTTGAATGGATCGTGGGATGTGGAGAGGTCACATACTTCGCAGACGGCACGTGGATCACAAACGAATGTCTATTCCAAGATAACAAAATTTCCAAGGGGACGTGGAAATGATGTCGGATAAACACTTAAACATATTTGATAAATTCTTGGATGATATGACAAACTCAAAAATCACAAACAAAGATTATGCAATAATACACAAGATTTTTGATAAATACCTATCAAAAAAAGTTGCTTGTAAGATACAAGCAAAACAACACAAAGAAAGGAGGTCGTAATGGGATTTGTAGAATTAGTTTTAATTCCCTTGGTTCTATACGTAGGACTAGCGATAATTTTTTAACGTAAATACTAACATTAACATTAATATTATGGAGAACGTATATGTGGGACATACACGATAAAGAAATTGCTGATTGGGTAAATGATTGCCCAACACACAAAATTGAGGTGCAATACTCAGACGAAAGCGGTATTCAACTGCTTGTCAACTTTCACAACACACCAGACGAAGACACAACCAAAAAACCCAAGTTAGGCGATACTGAAACTTGGCAGAACTTCGTAAAAATTAACAACATCAAACCAATGCGTAAGAAATGATTGAACCATTCATCATTACGTTTTGGGTTGAGATCAACAATATTCTACACGAAAAAAGGCTCACGAAAGTATACCACGAATGTGAGCCTATCGTGGGGAAACTCTTCGAGCTATACGAGGATAAACCTGAGAAACTTATAGCGGTCAAATGTGATACGTTTCTCGAATATAAACACAAACAACAATGGAGGAAAAATGGTACTACGATTGAACATCAACAAGATGTTGAATAATGGCAAACCAAGTGGCGATAGGGACGGAACCACATACGTGATCAAGTCTGAAGATGACTTCATAGACTTCATCAACAAGTACAAAAAAGAGTGTGCATTTCTTGACCTTGAGGGCATAGAGGATTGGTTAGTTGTAAGCAGAGACGATGACCATTCTGATATGTGGGATCACGAAAAAGATGATAAGGAGTTCCCTTGTGGGTACAAACTTATGATCAATGAGTACGAAAACAAACCTAACGTGATCGACTATCTTGAGAACAAGATTGAGAACATAGAAACATTTTACTTATCATAGGAGATTATATGAAAGATATATACTATTTCTCAGTCAAGTGTGAGTATCGTTATGAGATACAAGCACGAAATGAAGAAACTGCTCGTAAGATATTACAAGAGAAAGGTGGTCTTGATATACAAGGAGAACCACTTTTCTTGGATGATGCTTACAAAAGAGCAGAACTTGTAGGGGTTTGCAGAGGTGAACCCGCAGTTCGTAAAGGGGGTAATTCAAATGATTAACTTCCAAATCGATAACATACAAGGAACTTTGGAGTGGATAAAAACTTGTCCCGCAGACTACACGATATCGTCTATGCAAGGCGGTTTCATCCACGTCAAAATTCTTGTCCCAAGTGATAGACAAATCATTTTTGAGGATAAGAAAACTCTGTCATTCTCTAAAGAGAATAAAGAGTAATAATGTAAGCAGTTAAAGTTTTTGACTTTGACTTAATATTAACCTAACGATGAAAGGAGGTTTTATGTCAGATAACTTATACGATAAATTGATATCAGTTTTATCGACTGACAGAACCAACAAGAAAAGCGTACTACGTAAGCTCTTTGCTTGTGTATTCAACAATGCACCTAGCAAAAGACTTGCTTGGGGTCACGATCAAACGACCTTTTCCAAGCACTTGGATAAGCTTACTCTTAACGAGTTGGATAATATGATCTTGAGTATTATTCGATCCGCTATGCAAATCACTCACGATCGTGGTGATATCCAAGACGAACAAGAACATACATTGCAGTTTGCAATAGATAATCTTGTCGAGAACGCACACAAAACTCCACCACCACCAAAGTGGATTAAGTGTTCGTGGTGTGCGGAAGCAAACAAATACGATGTTGTTCTTCCATACACAAGGTACTCAACAATCACTGAACTAATTACGATTGTTGAACAGACACCTTATTACAAGAGGTGTTCTGACCTTAAACCCTTAGAATGGAAACACGTGTGGACAAGTGATCCATTCGATAAATCAACCACAACTACAATCAAACCTACGAAAGGAGCAACTATGGATAGTTTTGATGTAAACAAAGTCACAGACAAGGTCATTGGTCTTGCTTGTGATCTCAGAAAAGATTACATAGACAATGGGATTTTGTCCCCCTCTATGGCATTGAAGTCCATTGGGAAACCTGAGTTCGATCGTATATACAAACAGATTGAACAATCAGAAAATCTCAAGGCAGAACAAATCGTTGCAGTGAGCAGTGCAGTATCGCTCTTTGTCAATGATTGCACAGACGAACAAGTAGACGAGATTGTACTCAAGCAATCAAATGAGAATGCTAGTACATCGTCAACAACTACAACCACGTCTGCAATGAAAGAG